GTATATGTGTATCATACATAAAAAATCTATATTAACATTTTTATAGATCTAAATTATAGTCGACTAGAATATATGGCGGTGGTATAATAAAGACATGACATGCTCATTTTGCGACAAATATGCATATACAACTATGCATGATTCGCTTTGGAATAAATATTACCTTTGTGCAGATCATGTTAAAAAAATAAAGACTATTGACTTTGATGAAAACTAAATGTTACACTATATCTTGGTTTGTGGGGGCTTACACTGAAACTCAATATGTACCAGGTGTCTAAATCTCCCTCTTTCCCCTTACATTGAAAATTTTTTCTTTTGGGGGGAAAGGGGGGCTTTCCTAAAATCTAATATCCCCAGGTATCAATTATAAACATAATATATAATATATATATGGAAACAGCTTTCTTTATTGGATGCATTATAGGAATTATATTAATAGGATCTTCCTTATTTGCATCCTTTAATGAATTTGATAATAATAAATGGAGAAATAAAGGGTATTGATGTCTTCTAATTTTCGGTTCACTTCCGCCGCCGCACTTTTTTCACTTATTAAGAACAAATTTATGTATAATAAAAGAATTGAAGAATCTATAAAACTAAGAGAACCATGGGGGATGAGAAGAGATTTAAAATGACTACTATAATAGAAAAAAAAGAATTTCCTGGCATAGATAATTTTGAAAAAGACATATCCATTTATATGGATGATTTTTTGAAAAAAGGCGTAATAGTTTTTAGTAAAGCTAATTTATCAGAAAATGAGCAAGGCCAAGTTTCCGTTATAATAAATAAGTATTTTGGACTTTATCCACAATTAGTTCGAGACATCCCAGGAATGACATACAGAGAAAACCATAAGGCTTTGACAAAGATGGGCCGTACAGAAGATCAGATAATGCTTCAGTGGCACGTAGATCACCCACAATATATAAACCCAATTTGCATAGGCGTATGGAATATGCACAAGTTGAATTTAAAAAATTACATGGCTGGAAGAACGTTTTTTTATGATTTACGAAAAGCATATAATCAATTAACTGAAGAAGAAAAAGAATTTTCAAAAAAATGTTTTACAAACTTCATAGGGGGAGATTGCTTGTATGTCTCAAAACATTTCGCAACGGACGAATATACGGTTAGGGCTCTAAACTCAGTGGATTTAGTTTTGTTTGATGGAAGAACTCCAACAAGACAAGAAAAAGAATATTTTTATGAAATAGTCACTAAGGTCAAGGACCTATTTGGGATTAAAAATTCAACTTATGACATCGCAGATTTAGAAGATATTTTTGAACTTAGGTGGGAAAAGGGAGACTTAGCTATTGTAGATATGTTTGTATCTGCTCATTCAGTTTCTGGAGGCTACTCAGAAGATGAAAGACTTTTTACAGGAATATGGAGTAGGTATAAAGATCAAAATGAACTATCTGATAACTTTAATGTTGCAGAACGAGATACCGATAATCCCGAATGGCCACCGCCAGAAGATATACTAATAGATGATGTTGATATATATAAAAAATACACTTATTGGAAAGAATTGTGGCATAGGGAATAAAAAATAATATATAATATATTCATATGAAGTCGGAAAAAACTTCAAAAGCTAAACAAAAAGCACAATTGTATAAATATCTTCGAGAATTAAAAGAAAATTCCCCTTGTGCTGATTGTGGAAACTATTTTCCATATTATGTTATGGATTTCGATCACGTTCGTGGAAAAAAGCATAAAAATGTAATGGAAATTGTTCCAACGCTCAGCAAAAAATTAATAGACGAAGAAATAGCTAAATGTGAAATAGTATGTTCAAATTGTCATAGAGAACGTACACATTTTAGAAAATTAAAAAAAGCTAGTTGACTAGAATTAAATATTTTTAAAAAGGCGGGGGGAGGGCTAAAAATCCTATGCTTGAAAAAAGGCTTCTAATGGGCTTTATAGACCTTGGCACTAATAACTCCACATATGGACTACCTAATGAAATTCTTCTTGTCCAAGAAGCCCTCAAAGCCTTTATTGACTATATTGAAGAAAAATTGCTAGAATGTCCTAATATTGAAGATGGCATTTGCTATACTTACTATAGACATGAAGATTGTAGAATGTTGATGGATATTCTATTTGAGCTTACTTTGGAAGAGAAATATAGGGTATGGAAGTAGTAGTAATATCTGCAGTTCTTGTATATGGATATGTCATATATCATGTTATTAAGAATAGTGATAAGATGCATGAATAAGCCACATATAATTGAAAATTTTATTGATCCATCCGATGCCGCCGCCCTGGTTAAGTTTATAGAAGAATCAAACTTTTTTAATTATGGACATAAAAATCTTTCTAAGTTTTTAAGATATGGAAAAGATATTCATTTTAAAGAAGATGACAAGTCATTGCTTCCTGAAGAAATAAAAAGTATATTAAATAAATATTATTTAAAAATTGTTGATAAAGCTAGTGAATTATTTCAGTTGACTGAAATATACATGACACAGGCATGGTTAGTTAAAAGACTTCCTGGACATTTTCATGGACTTCATGATGATTATGAAGACGGAGATGAGCATATTCAATTTGGAGGAGTTGTATATCTAAACGATACTGGCAAAGATGGTGGCGGAGAGATAGTTTTTCCTAAAATAAACTTTGAGTATAAACCAAAGGGTTTAGATGTAATCATATTTAACTCAAGAGATATTATGTATACTCATGGTGTAAAATTAGTAAATAAAGATAGATATTCTATTTCATTTTGGACGACAGGAGATAAAAATTTTGCTCTGGAAATTTGATCTTCTAATTTTCGACCACACTTCCGCCGCACTTTTTTTACCTATTGGGATAGCATAAATGAATTTTCCTAAAATTATTAATAAACTTTTAACTGAAAAGGAGCTAGATAACGCTTTAAGTTATTATTCTATGATTAAGAATAAAGATCTAGCTTATGATGACTATAGAAAAAGATATACCGCTAACGATCCAATGTCTCAAATGATATTAATGTCAAAAACTGACATAGCCAGAGAGGTGTTTGGTAGTAAAACACTTCTCCCTACATATTCAGTATATTCTAGGTATGTAGGTCCTGGTTCTAAGTTAGAAAAACACAAAGATGACAATGCTTGTACTTATACCCTAGATCTGTGCCTGAATCAAAGTAATCCTTGGGGGATATGGGTAGACGGCAAAGAATATATTCTTAAAGAAAATCAAGCGTTGGCATACTATGGGAATGATCAATTTCACTGGAGAGAAGAAATGACTGAATCAGACTCTGTATCAATGATATTTCTTCATTATGCAGAACCAGAACATTGGTGGTTTAAAAGGAAAATAAATGAATAAAGAATATTTAGATGACGGTATATTTGTGGTGAAAAATTTTGTTTCTAAAGAAGATATTGAAATAATTATTAAAGATTTCAGAGACATAAACAACTGGGAAAAACGTGGTGTATTTTATCAGAAAGAGCATGAAAACTATTCTGATGAAACTAATGTGTTATTAAACGAAAAGTATAGAAATTTAGTAGAATCACTTATTAATGATGATAAGAACATGGTTAACTGGCAAAGGGTATTGCAAAAGTATGTTTCTGATAAAAATAGTGAATGGGCAATAAACCCTCATGCAGATAGATTTGATTATAAAGAAACTAATTCTGGAGAAAGCACAAGCGCCTATGTTACTAAAGGATATATAATGTATTTCAATGATGATTATATCGGAGGAGAAGTTGTATACATAAATAAAGGAATAATTTTAAAACCAGAACCAGGCATGCTAGTAGTTCATTCTGGATATGAGGAATATTCTCATGGAGTAAAAGCAGTAACTTCTGGTGAAAGATATATGGTTACTGGGTTTGTTTACGAAAAAGATTTTTATTTAAGAAAAACATTTTCTGACATAACAAGCTAAGGCTTATAAGAATGTTTTCTGATATAAGCGGAAGTTATAAATCGTTTATCACTTAAAACTTCAAGTATTTGATGTTCGTATTCGTAGTCAGGCCTATGAAATAATAAATCTCCTTTTTCTGGTTTGTAAACTATAGACTTTTTTGGGTAAGATATTTCTCCACCATCAAAATCATTAAAGTATGCTACTGCCGTCCAGATCCAATCATAATTAATTTCTTCACAGTTGTCTGCATGTAATTCACATACCGAACCAAATCTCATTACAGACATAGACGAAGGCCCATCTATTCTATATTTTTTATCAAAAATATTATTGTATTTTTGATTTATTTCTATAAGTTTATTTGTTAATTCATATTTTCCGTTGTTTTTAGCTAATAAATAATTTGGAGATTTTTTTGAACCATGCCAATCTATATCTTTAACTTTTTCTAGAATTGTACTTATAGATTCGCATTCTTCTTCAGTTAAGAAATTTTTTAGCACATGGACTCCTTCATCCAGTTTTATATGCTTATATTTATCAAAATATATATCGTTATTATCATACATGTATAGATTATAGCAAAAATCCCAATTAGAGGCGGATCTAATCGGGATTTGCTGCACTTACGTGCTTAATAGTAGGAGCAAAAGCTCGACCACTATTAATATTTATTAATTTTTTTTCTTATTTTTTGTATAAAGCTGTTTTTTTTATTTTTACAACTTTTACAATTAATATCATGGCAACCATGTCTATTATGGTCATATGGGAAATATGGACCAATCATTTTTCTTGCAAAGTGTCTTGCCATATATAAATTATAGCACTAATTAGATACTATAATATCATTCTCTTCTAACTTATCGTAAATAGCAGACATGAAGTAAATCATAGTTGGACGAGATTGTTCAATTTTCTGATCCGCCTCTTCTTCACTCATACCACTACCTATAGCCATAAATCTATTGGAATTTTCAAAAACTCTAACCATTAAATTTACAACAGACTCTTTATCCTTATCCATTATTTTCTTCCGATCTATAAGCTGGAGAGGGTCCAAGCAAGAACCCTTCTTTATGGTATTCTATCATTTTAGATATATTAAGTCTAGACTCTTCATCTTTTGCTAATTCATTAGCAATAAGTGTCATAATATCGTATATTCTGTGTAGCATTATGTAATTTACCATGGGCAAATTATCTTCTAAAGAGCTATTTTCTTCATTGTCCATTTTTAATTTTCATATCCTCTAATATTTCGTCAATAGTATTTAATCCACGATCCTTTGATTCTTGTAGATATACTTTAAAAACATTTAATGCTTTTTCTGCTAATAAAAGTCCTGGCATATGAACACAAGGTATATTTTTAGCTACAATATTTCTCAATTCTTCATCAAACTCATTTGTTAATGGCATTCATTAAACCTTCCATTTTTTTATATAGGTGAACTCCAATATATTTTTTATAATTACAGGAAAGACAGTATATAAATATTTTATCTTCCCCGTCTATATTAACAAAAAGAAGGCCTTGATCCAATGGGCAATCCATTTGTGGAACAAGACCCTCTCTTGAAAGAGTTAAGTATTTAGATACTATTTGTACCTTAATGTCTAACTCCTAACTACTTTGGAAATTGAGTAATCAATTTCTTTGCTTTTGCTACAGAATTTGGCCATGATGACCAATTCTTCCCGCCTTGAGTCATATAGTACGTTATCTCTGCGTTTATGACTGGATCAAATAATAGTACATTTGATCTCAACTCGAATTTCTCTTTACGATCTGTGCCAAGAGTACCCAGCATATTGATCTGAAAAATTCCGTAGGAACTGTCTCCAGTACTCCTGTTGCCATTGTATGCCATAGGGCGTCCATTGGACTCCGCTTTAGCCATGGCCCACGCCATTTTAAGGGCGCTCCCTTCAAAACCAACAGCTTTGAGAAGTTTTACCAATTCTACATCTGTTAACATTTCAGAAGGTTTATATACAGTATTGCTGAATTTTTCCAGCGTTTCTATTTTCAGTTGTTTTGCTTTTAGCTTTTCTTCTTTTGGTGCTGCTACTAAATATTCAGCAGGCACTTCAGATTTTAAAGCATTGGCTGGCGGTGCAATAATAACTGGCGTACCAGCATATAAAAACATCAAACCAACCGCTATTGCAACATAATGATGTATTACATCACTAAGTTTTTCTTTCATATTCTCCATTGGCATTTCCTCCATTAGAGATAACGGACTATAATAATAACATTGTTTTATAGTACATGTCAAGTTAGTTGACTAAAAATATTATTATAGTTAACTAATAATGTTATAATTTATTTACTATAAAAATATTAAAAGTTCTTCCCTTCTATAAAGTTCTTTGGTAGAATTATCTTCTTACTAATTTTAAATTTACAGCCGTTAGGCGGAAAAGGTGCTATATGTCATTATTGGGTGAATACAAAGATTCTTATGATAAGAATTTTTCGGTTTGTTCCGAATACTTTAAAGAAGAAGATTTAGTTTATATTGAAGAAAATAAGTTTTCAAGCAATATAAAAAATCCATATGAAAATTTTATTGCTATATCTAGATATGCTAGATGGATTCCAGATGAAAACAGAAGAGAAACTTGGAAAGAAACTGTAGATAGATATTTTAACTTTATGCTCAATCATTTAAAAAATAAATATAATTATGTTCCAGACGATATACTTCTTTCTAATTTAAAAGATGCTGTTTATTCTAGAAATGTTATGCCTTCTATGAGAGCCGTTATGACCGCAGGCCCTGCGCTTGAAAGAGATAACGCTGCTGGATATAACTGTTCATATCTTCCAGTTGACAGCCTAAGATCCTTTGATGAAACAATGTATATTTTAATGTGTGGTTCTGGAGTAGGTTTTTCTGTAGAGTATAAATATATTAATCAGATTCCTCTAGTTCCAGAGTTAATTGAAAAAGTAAATGAAGTTATAGTTGTTGAAGATTCTAAAACTGGATGGGCTGACGCTTATAGGAAGCTATTAGAATCACTTTGGCAAGGAAAAATTCCTTCAATTGATGTTTCTAATCTTAGGCCAGCTGGAGCAAGACTTAAGACTATGGGAGGAAGGTCTTCTGGACCACAACCACTTATAAATTTATTTGATTTTACAATAAAAACTGTAAGGGGAGCTACAGGAAGACAACTTAAGCCAATTGAGTGTCACGATATTATGTGCAAAATTGGAGAAGTTGTGGTTGTTGGTGGAGTTCGTAGATCAGCAATGATTTCTTTATCAAATATCAATGATATAGAAATGGCTCATGCTAAGTCTGGTAATTGGTGGGAAAATAATTCTCAACGTGCATTATCAAACAATTCAGTAGCATACTCAAGAAAGCCGCCCATGGAACAATTTATTGCAGAGTGGAAAAATCTTTATGACTCTAAGTCTGGAGAACGTGGAATTTATAATGTTGCTGCTGCACAAAAACAAGCTGCTTTATATGGTAGAGACCCAGATATACATTATGGAACAAATCCATGTTCTGAAATTATTTTAAGACCATATCAGTTTTGCAATCTTTCAGAGGTTGTCATAAGAGAAAATGATACTGAGAAAGAGGTTGCTAAGAAAGTAGATTTAGCTTCTATTTTAGGAACGTGGCAATCTACTTTAACAGAATTTCAATATTTAAGAGATATTTGGAAACAAAATACAGAAGAGGAAAGACTTTTGGGAGTTTCCCTCACTGGTCAATTTGGTAATGCATTATTTTCTGGAAAAGCTAGAGGGCAAGGAGATTCTTTTACCGAATCTAAAGACGGCCTAGACCTTGAAGTTTTGAAAAAAGACAATTACTCTAGATTAGAGCATTTATTACAAAGACTAAGATCTAGAGCTAGATTTGTAAACATTACCGAAGCTAAAAAAATAGGAATAAACCCTTCAGCTGCAATAACTTGTGTTAAGCCATCTGGAACAGTTTCACAGCTTACAGGAGTATCTTCTGGCATGCACCCGTGGCATTCCGAGTATTATATTAGAACAGTGCGGGGAGACAAAAAAGATCCTTTGTCTAATTTCTTAAAAGAAATTGGAATACCATGCGAAGATGACTTTATGAATCCGAATAACACTTATGTTTTTTCTTTTCCTGTTAAAGCTCCAGAAAAAGCAACATTTAGAAAAGATTTAACAGCTATAGAGCATTTAGAGCTATGGTTGCTATATCAGAGAGCATGGTGTGAGCATAAGCCATCTATAACAGTTTCAGTTCATGAAGATGAATGGATGGCCGTTGGGGCATGGGTGTGGGAACATTTTGATGAAGTTTCTGGAATCTCATTTCTTCCATATTCTGATCATTCTTATAAGCAGGCTCCGTATCAAGAAGTTTCTGAGCAAGAATATTTAGAGATATTGTCTAGGATGCCAAATAAAATTAGATGGGAAGATTTATCTTTTTATGAAACTGAAGACGGCACCCTTGGATCACAAACAATGGCATGCTCTTCAGATGGAAATTGCGAACTTGTAGATATTACTGCATAATGATACAATTATAATATTGGGGAAACCCAAAATTCCTGGGCAAGGTGCCCAGTAATAGGAGGTCTTAATGAATCAAGATCTTAATAATGATGGAAAGGTAACAATGCAAGAAAAAATTCTAGCAGCGTTAGCAAGCTATGGTCGCCATTTTCTTGGCGCCGCTATTGCCCTGTACATGACTGGAAACACAGACCCAGGAGATTTAATTAAGGGTGGTATTGCAGCATGCTTACCAGTTATTTTAAAGGCATTAAATCCAAACGAGAACTCATTTGGATTTACAAAAACACAAGCTTAAATAGTAGTCGATTAGGACAGCTCCTATGCTAAAATTGGCATAGGAGTTTTCCTATTTTAGGAGATTTTGCAAATGGCAGTACAAAAGAATTTTGAAGTAGATCAAAATGCTACTTTCACCTTTGAGGTTCAATATACCGAAGAGGATGGGGTAACGCCTATTGATCTTACTGGCGCATCCGCTAAAATGCAGGTGCGAGACACAAAAGGCGGAAATAAGTTAGCTTTTACGCTAACTTCTCCAGCTGGTGGAATTACTATTGACGAGCCAAATGGAAAATTAACTATTAAAGTCACTCCTACTCAAACAAATAAAATGTTTTATCCTAAGTCAGCTTATGACATTATGGTAGTAGACTCAAATAGCAATAGGATTAAATTGCTTGAAGGGTTTATGACATTGAGTAGGAGCGTGACTATTTAATGGCCGAAATTGTTAAAGTTGTAGAACAAAAAAATCGATTAATTATTTCATCCCCAGGTACACAAGGACCTAGGGGTAGGACTATATTAAGCGGTAACGGCATACCGTCCTCAAACCTTGGCCTAGAAGGAGATTTTTATTATGATAAAAACTCCTTTTCATTTTATGGCCCAAAACCATCTAATGTTACTTGGTCTGGAGCGGATGTAGTTGAGTTTGCTACAACACAAAACGTTTCATTTTCAACATCATGGGAATTGTCTCAGGTTGTTGGCCCTGTAAATGGAGAATACTCTATACAAATAACACATAATTTAGGATACAGTCCTAGTGTAACAATTAAATCAAGTTCTGGAGATGTCGTTGAAACAGGCATCAACTATGATTCTCTTGATGAGTTGACACTAGTAATGGCACAACCATTTTCTGGAACAGTATACCTATCATAAGGAGATAAAAAATGGCAAGAAAATTTTTGGTAAGCGTCGACCTAAATAAAAATGAACTTCTCAATGCCAGAATTCAGAATTTAGGTAGTGCCCCTTCAAGTCCAGTAGCAGGTCAAATATATTTTGATACTGGAGATAATGTTTTATACTTTTACAATGGAACGACATGGATTCCAGCATCTGGAGCTACCGATGTAATTCAAGATGTAATTGGTTCTTCTGTAATTGGAGGAACTGGCTTAACGGCTACATACGATAATGTATCTGGCGAAACAACAATAGATTTAGATGATACATCTGTATCTGCAGGATCATATGGTTCTAGCACAGAAATCCCAACCTTTACAGTTGACGCACAAGGTAGATTAACTGCTGCTGGATCAACAACTATATCAACAGATTTAGATATAGCTTCAGATTCTGGTACTGACACAATTTCTTTACTTTCAGAAACCCTAACGGTATCTGGTGGAGAAGGAATAGATACATCAATTTCATCAGGAACAATTACAATTTCTGGAGAAGATGCATCTGATACCAATAAGGGTATTGCTAGCTTTGACTCAACAGACTTTTCTGTTACAAATGGTCATGTAAGTTTAGCTAAAGACCCAGTAATTACACTTTCTGGAGACGTAGCTGGATCTGCTACGATGACTAACCTTGGTGATGTCACCATAACAACAACTGTTCAGCCAAATTCAGTAGCACTAGGAACTGATACTACAGGAAATTATGTAGCAACAATTTCTGGAACTGCAAATGAAATTACAGTATCTGGATCTGGTTCAGAAACTGCTGCTGTAACAATTGGATTGCCAGACGATGTAACTGTTTCTGGAAATCTTACCGTTAATGGAAACCTAGATGTTCAGGGATCTATTAACTCAATAAGCACAACAGAAGTAAACATAGTTGACAATAAGGTTGTTTTAAACTCTAACGTAACTGGAACCCCCTCAGCAGATGCGGGATTGAAGGTAGAAAGAGGAGACTCTGCTGATGTAGAAGTTTTATGGAATGAAACAGCAGATCAATGGCAGTTAACAAATGATGGCACAAATTATCATGAGATTACAAGAAAGTACAAGGAAACCCTTGCATCTTCTGCAACATCATATACAGTAACACATAACTTAAATACTCAAGATGTAGTAGTTCAAATTTACGAAGTTGCATCTCCATATCAACAGGTATTTACAGATATAGAGCATACAAATGCAAACACAGTAAATATTAAATTTGCTACAGCTCCTTCAGCTGGAGAATATAGAGTAGTAGTTATAGGATAAGGATTTAGATATGGCCAAGTTTAAGTCATTATTAAATTTAGTAACTCTTGAAGCGGATCCAACTGGATCTGCTGGAGATATTTATTTTAATACTGTATCTAAAAACATAAAGATACATAATGGTTTAACTTGGCTTGATCTAACACCTGCTTCTGAAGATCCCGCCCCATTTTACATGCATACACATACATACGATGGCGATGTACACACAATTAACTTGGAGGAAACAATCAACTTTACTACTGATATAAACAATAATCAGTCAGTTGTTGAAACAATTCCTGCTATAATAGGACTTGATGGCGGTGCTCCAAATTCAACATATAGTGATCCAAATTTTGCTGATTTGACATTACTAGACGGAGGCGAAATTGGCAACTAATTTCCCAGCAAGCTTAGACGATTTAACAAATCCACAATCAACAGATTCTTTACAAGGTCATTCTCAGCTACACACAAACACAAATGATGCTATTGAAGCATTACAGACAAAAGTTGGTGTAGATGGATCCACGGATTCTAATTCTTTAGATTATAGAGTAACAGCACTTGAAGTAGCACCACCAAGTACTGAATCAAAATTAATATATGAAACAGTAAGCAATAATACTGGTAGCGAAATCGCTAAAGGTAAAGCAGTATATGTCAGCGGATCAGTTGGTGCATCTGGCAAGCTAAGAGTATCTTTAGCATCTAATGCAACAGAAACTACTTCAACAAAAACTTTTGGAATAACAAGAGCCGCAATTGCCGACGGCGCAGAAGGTGAAGTTGTTTCAGAAGGACTAATTCAGGGCATAGACACAACTGGAGCAAACGATGGAGATACAGTATGGCTAGGAACAGGCGGGAACCTTTTATTTGGTTTAGCAAATAAGCCAGCAGCTCCGTTACATTTAGTATTTCTTGGTATAGTAATAAGAGGTAATCAGTCACAGACTGGCTCTATGTTTGTCAAGGTACAAAACGGCTTTGAAATCGAAGAGCTACACAATGTATCAATAACAAATCCTCAAGATGGAAATATCCTTCAATATAACTCATCTCTTGGCCTATGGGAAAATGTAAATTTAGACCTAGAGTATGCAAAAGACGAAGACGTAGCATTAATAAATACAAAATTAGGATTGGCTGGAAATAATGATCTAACTATTACGGGTATAGAGAATAAAACCCAGGTAGATAGCTTTAATTCTAGTACATACAGAACAATTAAATATAGCTTACAAATATCACAAGGTAGCGAATATGTGTCATCCGACTACCTACTTTTGAATGATGGGACTGATATCAATGTATCTGAGTCTAATATCATATCAAACACATCAAATAACCTAGCAAGTGTTACTTTTGAATCAAATGCAGGTATAATTGGCTTATATGTAACCCCCACAAGTTCTGCTGTTACAGCAAGGTTTGTGCGGACTGCATTAAAAGCCTAAATAGGGGGTTGTCAGAGTGGCAACAGTAAACAAAAATTTTAGAGTAAAAAATGGTCTGGTAGTTGAAGGAAGTACCGCTACCGTAAATGGCTATGACATATTAACAAAGGCAAGCGCAGATCAATCATACATTGTTGATCTTATTGGCGGCCAAGCAACTTCTTCAAATACCGCAAATACTGTTGTAAAGCGTGATGCAAATGGAAATTTTGCAGCAGGAACAATTACAGCTGATTTAACAGGTGATGTAACTGGCAACCTAACTGGAAACGTAACAGGAGACCTTACTGGTAACGTAACTGGTAACGTAACTGGTAACGTAACTGGTAACGTAACTGGTGATGTGACTGGTGACCTTACTGGCAACGTAACAGGTAACGTAACAGGAAATCTTACTGGTGACGTAACTGGTGACCTTACTGGTAACGTAACAGGAACAGTTTCAAGCCTTTCTAATCATGATACAGATGCTTTATCTGAAGGCACAACTAATCTTTATTTTACAAATACACGTGCTCGTCAAGCAGTTTCTGGCGGAACAGGAATTAGCTATGACAATTCAACTGGCGTAATATCGGTATCCACTAACACTTATGATGCATATGGAGCAGCTTCTACTGCTGAATCTAATGCAAATAATTATACAGATACGCAGCTTGCAAATTACACCACAACTGCAAATCTAGATACCACAATTGATGGATATGGATATTTAAAGTCAGCAGATCTTAGTGGATATGCAACAGAGAGTTATGTAGACACTGAAATAAACGCACTAGACACAGACGTTATTGAAGAAGGAGCATCTAACCTTTACTTTACAAATGGTCGTGCTAGAAATGCAGTTTCTGGTGGAACGGGAATTACCTATAGCTCAGCTGATGGCATAATTTCAGTAACTGCAAATACATACGATGCTTATGGTGCCGCATCAGATGCAGAAGGAAATGCAAATACTTACACAGATAATGCTATAAATGCACTAACAACTTCAGATATTGAAGAGGGTGCAAATCTTTATTACACAGATGAAAGAGCTCAAGATGCTATTGGTAACAACCTAGGATCTGGACTTTCATATGATGATGCAACAGGCGCAATATCTGTTGATACATCAGTAATTGCTAATAAAACTTATGTTGATACAGCTGTATCAAACTTAGTTGACTCTGCACCAGATCTATTAAATACATTAAATGAAATTGCAGCAGCACTTGGCGATGATGCAAACTTTGCTACAACAGTAACAAATGGACTTGCAGAAAAGGTAGCAAAGGCTGGGGATACAATGACTGGAGCTTTAACACTCCATGCAGATCCTTCAAGCAACCTACATGCAGCAACTAAGCAATATGTTGATGCAGCAGAATCAGCAGCTCAATCAGCCGCTGAGTCAACCGCACAAGCAGCATTAGATGATGTTCTAGACGGAACAACCGACTTTACCGCTCTTGATGTAAATTCAGTTTCTCGTCAGATAGCCTCTACAACTGGCAATATTGTAACTGCAGCAGCTACCACAGCATTAAGCTGGACATCAGCAAGCTACAGAACAGCTAAAATTCTTGTTAAAGCAAAAAATGGTTCTCATACCCATGTTTCTGAGGTTATAGTATCACTAGATACTTCAGATAATATTGCTCTTAACGAATATGGAATTACAACAACAAATGGATCACTTATGACAATTGATGCAGATATTGATGGCGGAAATGTCAGACTCCGTGTAACTCCAGCAAATAATAACACAGAAGTAATGGCTCACGCCACACTTCTTGTATAACAACTAAATATTAATTGGTGGGGGCAAAAGCCCCCACCTAAAATTCGGGGGATATTGAACTCGTGGCAACACTAAATAGAGATTTTAAAGTTAAGAATAACCTAGTGGTCCAATCAGGACAGGTTACGTTGGGCTCAGTACCCCTAGCATTTAATTCAGACAATAATAAATTAAGAATTCAGGTCAATGGACAATGGATTGACATATCAGACTCAAATGATATGGGATTCAATGATATTGACTTGGCTATTGATTATAATGGAGCACCAATATATTCTGTTGGTGGAGATGGGGTAGTTACTGAGGCTACAAAATATGCCGATGGCGGCTCCCCAAGCAGTTCATCATTTGCCTTAACATTTGATTCAGGAGTCATTTCCTAGTAAAATAAGCAAGTGGTATAATTCTAATATAGGGGTATAAATAAAATGGCAACAGTAAGAATTCAGCTTAGAAGAGGAACTGCAGCGCAGTGGACCTCAGCAAATCCTACTTTAGTAGCGGGAGAAATGGGTGTTGAAACAGACACTAGAAAAGTAAAAGTTGGTGACGGCACCACTGCATGGACATCTTTAGATTATGTGGCTGCAGATTCACCAGAAATAAGCGAGATTGCACAGGATGCCATTAATGATGCACTTGTTGCGGGAACAGGTATTACAAAATCATATGATGATAATGCAAATACAATTACTGTATCTGTAGATACTTCCGTTATTGCCACAAAAGCAGAATTAGCAGAAGTTGCACAAGATTCAATTAATGATGCATTAACAGCAGGTACTGGTATAACAAAATCTTACGATGATGCTGCAAATACCCTAACAGTTTCAGTTGATACCACAACTATTGCAACACAGGCTTATGCTGACCAGGCAGAATCAGATGCTATAACAGCTGCAGCAGCAGATGCAACTTCTAAAGCCAACGCAGCTCAAGCAGCAGCAGAAGCAACTGCAGCAGCAGATGCAACAAGCAAGGCCAACGCAGCTCAAGCAGCAGCAGAAGCAACTGCAGCAGCAGATGCAACAAGCAAGGCCAACGCAGCAGAATCAGCAGCTAACACTTATACAGACGGACAAATAACAGATTTAATAGGAACTGCACCTTCACTTTTAAATACTCTTGGAGAACTAGCTGACGCTCTTGGTGATGACGCAAATTTTGCTTCAGCAGTAACTTCATCTTTAAATAATTTAGATAGCCTAAAAGCTCCTAAAGCAGATCCAGTATTTAGTGGCACAGTTAATCTTCCTTCTACCACTGACATTGGAGATGTAAGCGCAACAGAGATTAGCTACTTAGACGGAGTCACTAGCGGAATCCAATTCCAGATTGATGCGAAGTCGCCAAGTGCTGACCCAACCTTTACTGGTACAGTCGTATTGCCTTCTACCACTCACATTGGAGATGTAAGCGCAACAGAGATTGGTTACTTAAACGGAGTCACTAGCGGAATCCAATTCCAGATTGATGCGAAGTCGCCAAGCGCTAATCCAACCTTTACTGGTACAGTCGTGTTGCCTTCTACCACTGACATTGGAGATGTAAGCGCAACAGAGATTAGCTACTTAGACGGAGTCACTAGCGGAATCCAATTCCAGATCGATGCGAAGTCGCCAAGTGCTGACCCAACCTTTACTGGTACAGTCGTGTTGCCTTCTACCACTCACATTGGAGATGTAAGCGCAACAGAGATTAGCTACTTAGACGGAGTCACTAGCGGAATTCAATTCCAGATTGATGCGAAGTCGCCAAGTGCTGACCCAACCTTTACTGGTACAGTAACATTGCCAAGTACAACAAGCGTTGGAAGTGTTACTTCAACAGAGATTGGATATTTAAGCGGCGTAACTGGTGGATTGCAATCACAAATAGATGAAAAGCTAGATTCGACAGTAGCTTCTTCTACTTATTCACCATTAGCTAGCCCAACTTTTACTGGAACAGTTACATTGCCAGATGGCACAATAACATCAGCAATGATTTTAGATGGAACAATAGATACAGGCGATATAGCAGATTCTGCAATTACATCTGCTAAAATCGCAGACGGCACTATAGTTAATGCAGATATATCAGCCTCTGCAGAAATTGCTCAATCTAAGATTGCTAATTTAACAACAGATCTAGCAGCCAAAGCACTAGATGCAGACCTAAATTCACATACAGGAGCAACCACTTCAGTACACGGAATAGCAGATACATCCGCACTTGCAACAAGCAATGATGTAAGCACAGCACAGACAGCTGCTCAAGGATATGCAGATTCCGCAGTTTCTACACACAATTCTGATACTACTTCAGTACACGGAATTTCCGACACAGCACAGCTAGCATACTTAAATGCTGCCAGCCAGACATTTACGGGTTCAGTAGAAATTGATCAAAACCTTACGGTAGATGGAAACTTAACTGTAAACGGTACAACGTTTAATGCTAGCTCAACATCAATTGTTATTGAAGATAATATGGTTCAGCTTGCACATCAAAACGCTGCAAATACTGTAGACCTTGGTTTGGTTGTAGCTTATAATGATGGTTCAGCTAAGCATTCTGGTGTTGTCAGAGACGTTTCTGCAGATAAGTGGAAGCTTTTCAAAGGCGTTACTACAGAGCCATCAACAACCGTTGATTTCACAGAAGGATCATTAGACGATCTTGAGTTAAATAATTTAGATGCAGTGGCAATAACCGCAACTGGAGCAATAACAGCTTCAGCATCTGGAGTTGTCTTTACAGACGGTACTCAGACGAAAGAAGCAGTTCCTTCAAGAACAGTAATTTATGGCGCTGCAAACAGCAATGCAATTACATCTTCTGCAACATTAAGTGATTTAGCATATAGAGACTCTTTGATAGAGGTAAATAGCGCTAGCTCAGTAACACTAACAGTTCCGCCAAATTCAACAGCAGCCTTCCCAATTGGAGCTTCATGGGATATTGTAAGAATGGGCGCTGGAGCAGTGGTTGTCGCAGCAGGATCTGGAGTTACAATTAATGCAACCCCAGGATTAAATTTAAGAGCTCAATATTCATCAGCAACATTATTTAAGCGTGGAACAGATTCATGGTTATTAATCGGAGATTTGTCCGCATAATAAAAATTAAGGAGATATAAAATGGCATTATCTAAGAAAAGAATAGGTACGAAAGGTTCTGCACAGGATAACTTTTTAGAACCATTAAATGTGACAGGCCTAAGTGCCACTGATGTAGGAACTAGTAGGCCTTATTCTACAACATTTAACGGAACATCTGGTCAAGGTGGAGCCGCATCTCTTTCTTGGACATTACCAGAAGCTTCTCCACCTGCTACAAATTATGATATAACTGCCACTAGAATATCTGATAACCAAACAGTAACGGTAAACTATGCTGGAGCAGGGACATCATTTACATTTGAAGGACTAGAATCTAATGTATCATACAACTTTACCGTAATCCCAAAAAATAATGCTGGGACAGCAAAATCTCCAAATACGGTATCTGATAGCGTTACTGCAACTACAGTTCCTCAGGCACCACAATCAGTTTCTGTTTCTACTGGAGCCGCAGGTCCAAGCCCAACTCCTTCGTCTGGATATGACAGAATTACATGGTCCGCTGGCGTAAATGGCGGTAAGGCCATATCTTCATATAGAGTTGCATCCAGCGTAAGAGGAACCCTATCTTCAAGTGCTTCATCTCCATATGACACCTTAGATCCAACTCTGCCAGATTCAAGTGCTGATGAATCTTATACAGTTTATGCATCAAACGCAAATGGAGAATCATTGGGTGGCACAACCTCACCAATTCAAACATTTACCCCACCGCACTTCCCACCATTCTTCCCGCCATTCTTCCCACCTCACTTTCCACCATTCTTCCCACCATTCTTCCCACCATACTTCCCACCATTCTTCCCACCACACTTCCCACCTCACTTCCCACCATTCTTCCCACCTCACTTCCCACCATTCTTCCCACCACACTTCCCACCTCACTTCCCACCATTCTTCCCACCACACTTCCCACCATTCTTCCCACCACACTTCCCACCTCACTTCCCACCATTCTTCCCACCTCACTTCCCACCATTCTTCCCACCACACTTCCCACCTCACTTCCCACCATTCTTCCCACCTCACTTCCCACCATTCTTCCCACCATTCTTCGGTTGTTTGCCAATTGGAACTTCCGCAGGGTGTTCGTGTAATGGAGGCTGGTGGCTTAGCAGCAGATGTACTTTCTAGCTATTGAAAAGCTATAAATAAAATGATATACTTTATAAAAAGGAGCAGTAAATGAAAATAATTAGAAGCATAGCAGCAGTATCAGGAGAGGATGTCTTTGGCGTAGTTAGCTTTAATACGCTAAAGAACGAAAATCAATGGGACAAATGGGCCTCTTCTCCTTCTGTTGTAGAATTAGAAAATAATTCTAATATCACACCTGGATGGGGATATTCAAATAATTCATTTACTGCTCCAGATACTGAAATACAGTATGAGAAACCAGAAGATGTCGAAAAAGGATTTGCTATGATTCTTGATGGAATTGTTTTTGATATTTTTTGGACAAATAATACTGAAATAGGAAAAAGATGGGAAGCTGGACTTTCATCAAATCCTAAATTTATAGTAATTCCAGAAGACGACCTTGTTTTAGTGGGAGATAAGTGGGACGGAAATTCTTTTATATCCAGTAATTAAAAATGGAAAATAATTTTTCTAATTGGGAAAAATATAAAAAAATATCAAACTCATGGGATTTAATAAACAAAAACAAATATGCTTCTGAAAATTCACAAAAAGAAAGATTGGCTCTTTGCAGCCTTTGCCCAGAATTTATTAAAACATCAAAACAGTGCAAACAGTGTAATTGTTTTATAGAAGAAAAAGCTAAACTAAATAGTTTTAGTTGTCCATTAGGTAGATGGGGAAAAAACATTGATAATTGATCTAGAAAAAGAAGAGCTGTTTCCTGGTCTTTGGGTATATAGAAATATAATTAATCCAAAAATGGATATTATAAATAGAATAGAAGATACCATGAAAGACAGCGGTGGCTTGTATAACTGGAAAGATGCTACTGTAGGATACAGAGAAAAGGTTCCAGAATATAGAGACTGTGTAGACTTTAAATTAAAATATTTTGATTATCCAGGCAAAGATAGGTATCAAAAAGAATTTGATGGAATATGGAAAGATGTTTACGATGCACAAAAAAAAGCTTTAGATGACTATTGTGCATACTATAATATAGAAATGAAATACTGGGAAGCCATGAACTTTGTAAAGTATGGACCAGGACAACACTTTTCTTATCATTCAGACCATGGATGGTCATATATTGCTACGGTATCAATGGTTGCCTATATAAATGATGACTATGAAGATGGTGGAATAAGATTTGACAAAATAGATAAAACAATAAAGCCTAAGGCTGGAGACCTATATATATTCCCATCTAATTATTTATTTTCTCATGCTGCATTGCCAGTAAAATCTGGAACCAAATATTCAATTGTAACAATGACAGATTATAATGATGCGACACACAATGAACAATTTTATAGACAATTCATGTCTGATAAATCAATGAAAGATCCATACTAAATGCAATTTGAAGTTTATAAAGTAGCCAGTATTTCTGCTGAAATAAACGCTTTGGGAATAAAAAGAGAATGGATGGAACAGACTTCAGATAAGCATGCTTATCATTGTTTTCCAGTAAGTCTATCAAATGGGCTAGGATGGGGTCTATCTTTTCCTAAAGAAATATCATTTATTTGGGACGGAATATCAGACTCAAATCACGAACATGTAAAGGTTTTATCTGGGGAAGAGTTTGTTTCTACCGCTAGAGCAAATGCTACTATTAGCTTTAATACAAACCTAGTAATAAGAACTGACGAAACGCTAAGTATGATGGCAATGCCAGTTCCAAACTGGCCCATAGATGGAGTTTGGCCATTTACTACTTTAATAAGCACATCTTTTTTTAAAGGGACATTTCCTGTAGCATGGAAAATAACTAGGCCTAATACTATTATAACAATACCACCTAACACTCCAATAATTTCTATAATGCCAATATGCTTAAAAGATTTGAATAATTCAGAAGCAATTATAAAAGATAGATCTGAGCTACCTATTAATTTTTTCCCAGGTGTAGATTATGGGAAAATAGTAAGCGATATAAACAAGTCTGGAAAATGGACAGATTTTTATAGAAATGCCACAGATCACAATGGAAATAAAATTGGAGAACACGAAGTTAAATCTTTGCGCCTAAAGGTTATAAATGGTCCAGAAATATGTAGCTTAAAATGAAAAAAATTTATTTTAACTCTAGAGCTTTATTTAATAATAATACAAAAGAATATGAGCCTATACCTGGACAATTATTATTACCAAGATGGTTTAAAAAGGGAGATAGATATAAAAAAGATAAGGAAGGCAACAGAGCCTCTTGCCAAAATGAAGAAATAGGAAGTTGGAAAACTTGTCCAGCTATACTAGATTCATTATTGAGCGGATACTTATTACGTACTCCATGTGATATTCTTATAGTGCGTCAAAACGATAATTTTGGGATAGTATTTGAAAAAGGATTTGAATTATTTGGAGGCATAAGAGGAGAGGAATCAGGATTCCCAACTCCTCCAGGATATGAATCAATTCATTTTTTTTGGCAGATTAATTGGATGCCCCAAGTCCCCAAAGGTTATACCGTTTTAGCTACTCACCCATTAAATAGATTTGATCTTCCATTTTTAACTATATCTGGATTTATTGATTGCGATGAGTTTGGTTATGCTGGCAAGGCTCCATTTTTTATTAAAAAGGGTTTTGAGGGTTTTATTCCAGCAGGAACCCCGTACATGCAAATAATTCCATTTCATCAAGAAGAATGGAAGTCTGAAGTTAATTATTATGATGAGGAACAATTGTTAAAAATATTTAAAGAGCAAAAGGGTAATTTTATATCTAAAACAAAAACTAATTATAAAGAAAAATTTTGGATAAGGAAAAAGTATGAATAAAATAATTTTTCATTCAAATAAAATATACAACAATAAGGAAGGTAAAAATGCACCAGAGCCCATTGCAAAACATCTTCCAAAATGGTGGCACGATTCTGAAGTGTATGTAAAAGATTCTAATGGTAATCCCGTAGCTAATTGGAATGGAGAGGGCAGAATGCCAAGCTTTAAAGCATGCCCTGCAATTTTAGATACCTTTACAACTGGGTATGTTTTATTAACCCCCTGTGATTTAGAATTTTATGAAAAAAATGGTAGGACTAAAGTAAGGGTTCCAATAGAATTTGAGGATTTTTGTGGCGAGAGACCAGCAATGGATGGATTTGCCGTTCCAAATGGTTACGATAAAAAACATTTTCATTGGTATGCAAACTGGGCGCCACAAGTTCCAGAAGGATATAGTTGTCTCTACGTTCAGCCAATAAATCATTTTGATTTACCATGGATTACTGTCGGTGGTATAATAGATAGTGACAAGGTTACGACTTCTGGGCTAATACCATTTTTTTTAAAAAGTGGATTTATTGGGACAGTGCCAGCTGGTACTCCATACCTGCAAGTAATTCCTTTTAAAAGAGAGGATTGGGAAATGAGTATTGAATTTCATACACTACATGAGATTATAAAGAAAACTCAAGAAACCTCAGAAACATTTAGGACACCAGAAGGCGGAGTATACAAAAAGAATTTTTGGTCTAGGAGAAAGTATAAATAATGCAAAATCAGATAAATACAAATGAAGATCATAATTATAAAAAATTAGTGTCTATCACGCCATCAGGATTTTTTGGAGATGGAGCAGAAAATATAGTAGAGCTAGAAAACTTTTTGACCGAAGAAGAAAAAGTCAGATTAACAGAGTTTGCTTTTAATAACAAAACTTGGGACATAACAGATTCACATGTTAATGACAACGGCACAGTAATATATGATGCAAACGCCTGGGCCAATAGAGTTTGCACTAGAAGATCCATGGAAATTTCTCACGATCCAACTATTATTGATGTAGTAGAAGGACTAATAACAAGATTAAAAGTTGAAGTAGATAAATTTTTTAATGTAGATGTACAAGCTACTGGACCAGCAATAGTTAGATGGCCAGTTGGAACAAGACAAGATCCACATGCAGATAAAGAGTTACATGAGGGTCCAGATGCTGGAACTCCTAATGATTTTCCTCATTATGATATAGCATCAATATTCTATTTTAATGATGATTATGAAGGTGGAGAATTATATTTTCCAGTTCAGGGCGTAGAGATAAAGCCAAAAGCTGGAGCAGCATATTTTTTCCCAGGAGATAGATTTTATATACATGGAGTTCGCCCAATAATTTCTGGAAATAGATTTACGTCCCCATTTTTCTGGAGGATACTGAAGCATACTGGAGACAGAAAGCCGTAGATATGGAATTTGAAGAGATATATTCTAAGATATTTGTTTATAAAAATGTTTTTAAAGATGTTGAAGAAACACTAAAAGTTATAACAAATTCTGAAAAAAATCCAGAAAATTCAGCTCTTGGTGGGTGGCATTCATGGTATACATTTGGCAAAGAAACAGACATGTTGGATGTTTCTAAATGTGATACAGAACAAAATAAAAAAGAAATAGACGTATGGGAAGAAGTTATAGAAGTTTTTTATAAAACTACAGACCACTACTCAAAATATTTTAATGTACCAATAGATAGGGAAGCCACCGTTTTTGATTCAAAGACAAATTCTGATACAGAGTTGTGGAGAAGAATGGGCCCTTCTATTTGTAAATACGAGCCTGGAGGAGGCATAGAAGAATCAGACCTCACCATGCATTATCATACTGACTATCAAAAAGAAAGAGAGGGTATGCGTGGATATAAATTTGCAATTACCTGTACCATGTACTTGAACGACGACTATGATGGCGGAGGTGTAGATTTTTTTGTAGACAATAAGCTTTTTTATTATAAGCCTAAGGCTGGAGACATTTTGGTGTTTCCAGCAGGAGACCCTAAATATTTATCTGAAAACAACGAACTTTATTATCATGGAGTTAAGAAAGTTACAAAATCTCCAAAATATTTTATAAGAAACCACTGGACTTGGTTCTATGATGGAGATTCTGACTGGAAAATTAATGAAGACTTATATGGCAAAGAGATTTGGGCAGAGATGGAAAATGCTAGAATTAAGGAAGGCATAGAAAAGGGAGAGTATACCCATGTATCAGAAGATCAGATATCATTAGGAGAAAGAATACGATGACATTTAACTTAGAAAATCAAATACGTACTAAAGAAGATATAATGATTTTTGAAAACTTTATAACTGCAGAGCAATGCAATTCTATTATAAAATATTGGGATGTTGCAGTAGAAAAAGGATACTTAATATGGGATCCAATATCGTTCTATGATTCATTTGCATCAAATGTTCCAGACACGGCAGAAAAAGAAGACTTTGGACTTCATACAGATTTTTTTATAGAATTAAAAAATAAAATAAAAGACGCAGTTGAAATTTGCAGGGGAGACAAAGTCAGAGAAGTAAGCTATCATTGTCAAAAGTGGGTTGAAGGTGCCTATGCAGGATATCATTCAGACAATACGCCAATAGATTCACCAGAATTTAATTCTTTTGAAAGAAGCAAATGGGCAGCATTTCTATATCTTAATGATGATTTTGAAGGAGGAGTTTTAAACTTTAGAGATCATGAAATTTCTATTACACCTAAAGTTGGCATGCTCGTAGCTTTTGCTGGAGGTCATCATAATATTCATGAGGTACAAATGATAACTAAAGGATTAAGATTGACCATAGGATCATTTTGGGATAACGCTGAAGTTGTTTACAGTAAAGAAAAACAAGATTTTTGGGAAAAAGATATTGCCGAGCAAAGAAAGCAACAAGCAGACGACGCAGAGCTTTGGGCAAAAATGAAAGAGCGTGGAGAGCGAATGAAACCAGGTCCAGATCAAACTGCTAAAAAAGATGTTGCCTTAGGAGTAAAATAATGTATTTAGATAAAGAAAAAAATGGAATTTTTTATTACAGAAATGTTATAGAAGACCCCAAAAAACTTATAGAGATGATAGAAGCTACTGAAACTAATGATAGTATAACCAATATATTTCCAAAATGGGAAGAATGGGGAGTTGATGTAGATAGAGGGCAAAGATACGTTTATGGTCTTAAAAAAATTATTACACTAAATGATGTTAGGGATATAGATGAAGAGCCATGGAGCCTAAATAAAGAAAACTATGAAATTTCAAAAGAAGTTTTTGATGTAATATTTAATGCATTCAAATCAGTATGTGAAGATTATGCCAAAAGAAATAATATAAACGAAGAAATAGATTTACTTTGGCAATTTGGAGTTCATAAATATAAGGCTGGAACTTGGATGGGTACACACTACGATTCTCAAGAAGGCGATACAAGATTAAAGCACTCTCTTGTGCTATATCTTAACGACGATTACGAAGGCGGAGAAATATCTTTTACTGTAAAAGATGGAGTATTGAGTAATATTGACAAAGAATTTAAAGATAATCCATGGAATCATTTAGTGGCACATTATGGAGATACAAACCCTAATGCTGCTGTTGAAGATGTGTTAGATGAATACAATGAGGATAAAATAGATTTTTACATAAAGCCAGAGGCTGGAAGCTGTGTAATATTCCCATCACAAGCTCCGTTTAGCCATACCGCTCACCTAGTAAAAAGCGGATGGAAATATTTAATTCCAGGATTCTGGATAAATCCAGAAGGCTATGATAGCGTTAGGGTAAAGCAAAAACAATGGGAGGTTTCTGAAGAAATTCAAGATAAAGTAGATGAGTGGTACAAAAAGGGAGATTTCGATGTATGATCTTAAAGAATTAGACACGCAGATCCTATATTTTACCAACTGTCTAGAAAATCCTAAAAAATTAGTACAAGAAATTGAAGCATCAAACAGTGATATTGATATAGACAGAGAAAATGTTTTGACAAAATGGACGCCATGGTATGCAAGCAATTCTCCAGAAGATATATATGGAGAAAATATGCATAGTCGTTTTACCGCAATAGAAAACGAAATTCCAGAAAGACCAAAATATATAATCACTCAAATTAAAAATGCCTTTTTTAATTGTGCTGAAAAATATAAAGAGTTTTACAATTTACCTTATGATGTTCTTATAGACAAAGAATTTGGAATAAAAAAATATTTTGTCGGACAGCGACTTGGAGATCATGCAGATCAATATGATGGTAATTACCGATTAAGATACTCTATGGTTTTATATCTTAACGACGATTACGAAGGCGGAGAGCTAAGATTTAAAAATCATGATATAACTATAAAGACAGAAGCAGGCAGCTTAGTTATATTCCCATCTTCAGAACCATTTTTACATGCTTCAGATATACTGATATCTGGAAATAAAATAATGTGTCCAGCTTTTTGGATGAATAATGAGAAAGGTAGTTTATAAATGGCAATGTTTGTTTTTCAGGAGCTAGCTCCTAAAATATTTTATTTTACGTATTGCATGCAAGAAACAGATAAGTACATTTCCTATATTGAAGAAAATGATATAGACGAAAATTCCAATAAAAAAATAATATCAAAATGGGAAAAGCTCAATTCTAATTCAAAAAATTTAGATTATGGATTCCAAAAAACTATAAACGCTAATCTGCTAGATGGAGATTTAAATCCAAGCAACAAAGAATTGTATTTGGTTAACAGTATAAAGCATACAATAAATTTTGCTTTTTCAGAATATAAAAAGTTTAATAATATAAATGAACAGTTTAGGTTGTATGAAGATTTGACATTAAGAAAATATAATGAAAAACATTTACATCACACCATGGGAGAGAATAAATACTTTGCAATGATGTTTATTAATGACAATTACGAAGGTGGAACAATAAGCATAGAAAACACAAAAGTTTTTCTTAAGCCAGAAAAAGGAAGTATTATTATACTACCTTCTGATATAACTTTAACTTCTAGCCCAACATTTAATGGACTTAGATATGTCGCTACTGGAAGCTGGTATTAGTCTAAAAGATTTTGATTCTTGCCATGTGGTAAATCATTACACCAGCTTACTATAATATATTTAGTACCACTTTGAATAACGGATGATGAATGAGAGTACGGGTAGTTGCTTGGAAAAAATAACATACATGGGTTTTCTGGTGAAACTTTTAAATTAAAATTGTGAAAAATTGTTTCTCCACCAATATATTCTTTTACATTTAAATATATTAAAAATGATACGGTCCTATACTTACTAGCACTTCCATCATAGTGTGGCAAAAAATAGTCTCCTGAAGTATATTTCAAAACATCTAATCCTTCGCAATTGTCAAATGATATTCCATACATAGACTTATAAATATTGCTATTAAATTTTACCGATTTAACAATTTTATCATTAAGTTCAGAATCTATTTTTGCTAGAGAAACGCTTTGGCTCTTTCTTCTAGGCTTACTATCAGTAGGCTCTGCTTCCATATAAAACCCAGACTTTTCCCATAAGCTAGAGTCATAATCTTTAATTTTTTCAATAAGCTCAGTGTAAACTTTTTCAGAAAAATCAAATTGAACTATTCCTGGTGCTAATATTTTGGGACCCATACTTTCAGTATATCAAAAATCTGCTATAATAACAAGATGTCTTATTATGTTTCAGTAGTAAAGGATAACCCACTAGGGTTTTGGAAGTTGGATGAGGTTTCTGGTCCGACTGCTTATGACTATTCTGGATGTAATAACGACGCAAACTATACAGGTTTTGTTTCCGAAAATATATTCCCATTAGTCTCACAAGGTGTTTCTGGTACAACAATTACAGATTCTTCTTATATTGAGTTTCCAATAACTAAAGATTATTATGGAAACAGCGCAACGGAATCGTTTGGAACACTATATACATCCGATAATGATTTTTCTTTAGAGGCCTGGGTTTATCCAAAAAACATTAATTCATTAACGCCAATATTGGGCGGGCAAACAGGAATAGGTTTATTTTTAGACAATGGAAATATAATATTTTCACTATCTACACAATCTATTGAATATACACTTCCCAATCCCAATAAAACTATACATGTTGTCGGAATTTATAAAAAGAACTATATCTCTTTATATGTCGATGGAGTTTTGGTTAGATCTAAAAAACTAAGTAATTTTAAATTTTCAAATACTGAGTTATTATTATCTTCTGGTCCGTGTGCATCTGGAGAAAGTTTTATAATAGATGCCCCAGCAATATATAGATATTCTTTAAATGATTTACAGATACGGTCACACTACTTAAAGGCTACCGCAGTCTCTGATACTCAAATAGCTTCATTAAATGGTGGGTATATATTTAGAGCAACAGAAAAACATCAATCGGAAACAGAGAAATTTATTTATCCATCTTCAAAAAGCTGGGAGTATATGTTAGGCGAAGATCTTCTGTATGATGAAGTAAACAACAGCATCTACCTTGCGCCAAATAAAACCTCTGGATCTTTTACAGAGGTAATTGGATTATCAATACGTAAAAACTATGTGTCTTCTAAAATAGAATGGATGGCGGGAGAAGGGGTGGATGTATTTGTCTCTACAGATGAATCAAATTGGACTCAATGTGAAAATGGATCATCCCTACCAAGTCTTAATAATAAAAAAATAATTTATATAAAAGTTGAATTTTCTTCTACTAATGCAGAAATTTATGTTCCAGAATTATATTATTTAAACATATTCTTTTATCCAGAAAAGAAATTATATTCTCATAACGGATTAGGATATATTGAGGCTGCCCCAGATGGGGATATTGATATATCAAATAAAGAATATTCTGTTTTATCAAGAGCAAAAAATGATGGAATAATTTGTAAATCTTCTGGGTTTAGAGTAAACATACTTGAAGATATTTTAGATTTAGAATTTCTTTTCACGCCAGTACAGCTTGGAGCTGGCTATATGCTTTACAATGTCACAGAAGGCACCGAATACAGCCTTTCCTGGGCCTCTGGAGGGGCGATCTCAAAGCTTGGGATATCTTCACTATACATAAACGGAGAAGACGTCTCAGCCTCTGCAAACATTTCTAGCCACCTTAATATAGATGAGCCTAATCATATCTTTATTAAATTATCTGGAGCAGCTTCAGGTGATATTTGGTTTAACGTGAAACATTCTGGCGGAGTGTCCTCAGAAATCCTGCCTAATAATATATATAAAAATATAACTATTTATAATAATAACGATGCTAACGCACAAGGTAATTATCAATTATATTTAGGCAATAATTCAATTCAAGTAGAGGATTCTGACCTAGCCATTTCAGAAATAGAGGTTTCAACATATTCTCCTGACTGGATTAGTATCTCTAGGTCCTAGTTTTGTCAGATTCATTGACAAAAAGCTGGACTTGTGGTCATTAAAGTGGTAAAATAAAAGCATATGAATATCAAAAAAATGGGCGGCAAGGTAAAAACTGGAGAAACAACTCTGGGCGTATACGTCTGGGAGATGCCAGATGGAAGATGGATTGGCGATGACGATGGAAACTTCTTGTCCGTAACCTCAAAGATTGGCGATAGAGGCAGGATAGATTTATTGGCCAAAGCAGTAAGACATTATGGAATAGAAGAGGGCAAGCCAAAGTTTCTCGAAGGAAGCCGAAAGATTGATGATGAAGAATTTGAATATCAGAAGCAGAGATTGAAATGGGGTTTAACTCCAGATCCGCTAGATATTGGCGTATATAAAGATGAGATGAAAAAATTAAAGGGTGGGAAATAAATGATTGAGTATGAAGAGGATTCAGTTAGCGACAACATAGAAATATCTAACGTTGCAGATTGGATGAGATTTAATTCTGCAAATGCACAAAAAAGTTATGACCCATTTGAAATTGATGGAGAAGAAGTTTTAAAGGTTAACGGATTAAGTCCAGCACTTAGAAGAAAAGTTAGCAGAGAGATACAAAAGGGATTTGTAGGTAAAGATAAGACAAAAACTCAACAGATACTTATTCAGCAGGCAGTAAGCGGATATGCACTATTTGATTTAGTTCAGCCTGAATATAACTTAGATTACCTTTCATCTATATACGAAATATCTCCATACAACTATGCAGCTATTAATGCCAAAGTGGCAAACATTGTTGGACTAGGTTTTGATTTTATTGAAACTAAAAAAACAACTGATGTTTTAGATGATATTGAAGATGAGAAGCAATTACAAAGAGCCCGTAGAAAATTAAATAGGATAAGGCAAGATTTACATCAGTGGCTTGAGGATTGCAATGAAGAGGAAACTTTCAAAGAAACTTTAATAAAAGCATACACAGACTTAGAAGCCACTGGAAACGGATACCTTGAGGTTGGTAGAACCACTGCAGGAAGAATTGGTTATATTGGCCATGTCCCTTCTAAGACAATGAGAGTTAGAAGATTAAGAGACGGCTTTGTGCAGTTACTTTATGGAAAGGCAGTTTTCTTTAGAAACTTTGGTGACACAAAGACTGAGAATCCGATTGCAGGTTCAACAGACAGACCTAATGAAATTATTCATTTAAAGAAATATACTCCTAAAAATAATTACTATGGACTTCCAGATATTGTTGCGGCACAAAACGCTATGGCTGGAAATGAATTTGCTGGTAAATACAATTTAGACTATTTTGAAAATAAGGCGGTCCCAAGATATATTATCACAGTTAAAGGGGCTAAGCTTTCTACTGAGTCTGAGCGTAAATTATTAGAATTTTTCCAGGTAGGTCTTCGTGGCAAAAATCATAGGTCTTTATATATACCATTGCCACCAGACTCACCAGATTCTAAAACTGAATTTAAGATGGAGCCAATTGAGGCTGGAACACAAGAGTCCTCATTTAATGTATATAGATCATCAAATAGAGATGAAATACTAATGGCCCATAGGGTGCCTATAAATAAAATAGGAACTCCTGCGGGAATTAATTTGGCGGCAGCAAGAGATGCTGATAAAACATTTAAAGAGCAGGTATGTCGTCCAGCACAAGAAAATTTAGAAAAGAAATTAAATAAAGTAATTAGTGAAATGACTGATGCTTTAGAAATTAAATTTAATGAATTAGCATTAACTGATGAAGATACTCAGTCTAAAATTGATGAAAGATATTTGAGAATGCAGGTAATTACCCCTAATGAAATTAGAATTAGAAAGGGTATGGTTCCTCTAGATGGAGGAGACGAGGTAGTAGATTTGGCAGCAAAAGCTGCAGAAATTAAAGCCCAAGCCATGCAGAGCAGAACCAGAGATCAAGAAAGGTCTGCTAATTCTCCAGATAATTCAGGGGAAGGTAGAAATGCAAAAGGCGACGGCAGACAAGTTGAGTAGTCCTACTCAACTGGTTATTTGCCTTTAGATATATAAAAGCCTATAATATACTCATATGACCATTGAAAAATCCCATTGGTCTTCTAACGGAAATGTTATCAATTTATCAGTTCCGTTTACGAAGGTCAACAGAGAAAAAAGAACAGTCTCAGGTTTTGCAACACTAGACAACCTAGATCAGACTGGCGATGTCGTTACCCAAGAAGCAAGCATGAAAGCGTTTGAGAGCTTCCGTGGAAATCTTAGAGAAATGCATCAGCCAACGGCGGTAGGAAAAGTTGTTTCATTTAGACCAGAAACATATTATGATCCAAAGACAAAAGAATTTTATAATGGAGTGTATGTTGATGCATACATTTCAAAGGGCGCACAAGATACTTGGGAAAAAGTTCTTGATGGTACGCTAGCAGGATTTTCAATTGGCGGAAAAATTATAGACTCAGATACAGAAGTAAATAAGTCTACAGGACAAAGCGTCCGATTCATTAAGGATTACTCACTTGTTGAATTGTCAATAGTTGACTCTCCAGCAAATGAACTCTGCAACATATTGTCTATTGAAAAAGTCAATGGTCAAATGATATTCAAGGGCATTGCTGCAGATGTGAAAATGGAGAACATTTTCTATTGTGCAGAAAGTGATTCTGTATTTATGTCAACAGAGTCTGAGTATATTTCACCAGTTACTGGCAAGAAAACAGAACTTATTGGTTGGGTGGAATCAAATGACACTAACAAGTCAAAAGAAATAGATAAGATTCTTGATTCTTATAAATCAAGATTGCAAACGTTGCCTGATACACATTTAGCAAAACAGGCAATAGCAGAAGGAGGTAATGAAGTGGATAACGTAGAAAACGTAGATAACGTAGAAAACGTAGAGAAACTTAATGTCGGCAACAAGGCAGAAGCTCCAAAGGCAGAAGCCCCAGCTCCGAAAGCAGAAGTTGTAGCACCAGCTGCACCAGATGCACCAGCTGCACCAGCTTTAGATTTAGAAAAGTCTGAAGACGCAGTGGTTGCCGTAGAAGAAAAAACAGAAGACACTTCTGCTGAAGTTCTGGAAAAAGCAGCCGATGTATCAGAAGAAGAGGTTAATGAGCCTGACTTTGAAAAGATGCTAGGCGACCTTAAAGGTTTCTTCTCAGAGACTTTGGAAAAAGCCTCTGAAGCAAACGCAGCCCAAGTTTCAGCTATTAAAGAAACAGTTGAAACATTTACTAAGGGCGTAGATGCTAGAATTTCAGAATTAGCAGAAAAGCACACAGCACTCTCATCCGCAGTGGAAGCGATTCGCAATACCATTGATGGTGTTGAGAAGAGAGTGGACGCAGTCGAATCAGAGACTGCAATTAAGAAGTCCTCAGACCTTGGCGGGTCTCAGGAGATTACAACAATGAAAAAATCAAAATGGAACGGCACTTTCCTCGGTTCCGTTAGTGAATTGATTAAATAAGGTAGGTGAAATAAAACTAATGAGTAATGAACTATTAGCTAAAGCAGTTGCTTCTGATACAACATTGACCACAGCCATGACAGGTTCTGGTGGTGCCGATTCAGGCATCCACGTAGGATCTGAGGGCAAGGGTGGTTTGTTAAACCCAGAGCAGTCTGCTCGATTCCTAGATTACATGTTCGATGCAACAGTAATCGGTAAGGTAGCACGTACAGTCCGCATGCGGGCTGACACTACTGAGATTGATCGCATTGGCGTAGGTGAGAAGTTGATGAAGCTCGCTGCAGAAGCAGATAACACTGGTAGCAATGCCGCTGTTACTTTCTCAAAGATCTCTCTTACAACGAAGAAGCTTCGCCTTGATTGGGAGCTTTCGACAGAATCTCTTGAAGACAATATCGAAGGTGCCGATCTCGAAGACCACATTGCACGTTTGATGGCAACACAGGCAGGTAACGACATTGAAGACGTAGTCCTCAATGGAGACACCTCGCTTACAGGTGATGCTCTCTACAAAGCATTTGATGGTATCGTAAAGATTGCGAAGGCCAATGGACATGTTGTTGACGCAGCGGATGCAGTTGTATCCCGTGAAGTTTTCAACAATGCCCTTAAGGCTCTTCCTCGCAAGTACAAGCAACGTCGTCCAGATCTTAGATTCTTGTCAGGATCAAACCTGATTCAAGATTATCTATATTCGACATCTCAGAATATCCAAAATGTAAACCCACAAGATATTGCTTCAAGCATTATCCGTGGCGATCAGGCAGGCCTTGGCGGCCCAGCTGGATTCGTCGCACCGTTTGCGTTTGGTATTCCAATCGTTGAGGTTCCTTTATTGAAGGAAACTCAAGGCGATAACTCAGATCAGGGTGATATCCACTTGACATTCCCAAATAACGTAGTTATTGGTATCAAGCGTGATGTTACCGTGTATCGATTCTTCTGGCCAAAGAAGGACTCTATCGAATATACAATGTATACTCGTGTAGGTACCCAAATTGAGCAAGCAGATGCATGGGTAGTCGTTAAGAACGTTAAAGTTGCTTCCTAATTTATAGGAATTAAACTGCAAAAAAGCCCCCAATTAATTTTGGGGGCTTTTACTTTTAACTTACTAATGCTATAATTATTTACATATCAAAGGAGTAAATATGTCATTTGACACTTTAAAGGTAAAGGATTTAAAGCAAATTGCCGAAGACTTTGCCGTAGATACAGATGGACTAAAGAATAAAGCAGATATTATTGCCGCAATGGCAGAAGAAGGCGTAACATGGTCTGTCTATCAAAACACAATTAAAAATATAGAAGATTCCAAAGAAGATGCCCCAGAAGTTCTTCCAAAGTTTGATCCTAATCAAGAGTTAGATGAGAACATGGTATTGGTTAGAATGACTAGAGCAAATGTAAGATATGATGCTGCTGGACATACGTTTACAAAGGAACATCCATTTGTAGCAATGAACCCAGAAACAGCTCAAAAAATTTTTGACAAGGAGGAAGGGTTTAGGTTGGCTACGCCAAGAGAGGTACAAGAGTACTATAACTAAACCTGCTAAATGGCAGAGATATATAAAAATAGCAATGACCCGATAAAAACAAAAATATTCTGGAAGGGTGAAATTGTACAATCGGGAACTGCGGTTAATGTTGTTGTTTATGATATAACAGAAGATGAAACTATATCTCCTGCAGTTAGTCCTACTCAAGCAATTACAATTTTAGTAGCAGAAGAAGATGAGGTAAATCCTGGAACATACAAGGTGCATCTCCCTCTGTCGCTAACCTCTAGAAATAAAAAGTTAAAATTGGTATGGCAAATATTTGTTGATGGCAATGTAGAGTTTTTAACAACATATTGCGATATCGTTACTCCGTATGTAAGCATATCTGAAGCAATTGATGATTTAAATTTAGGATCTGACCCAAGTGACCCTGTGTTTAAAAATTATCATGATATTCAAATGGCTGAAAAATATGCCAGAAAAATGATTGAAAATTTTACTGGGCAAAGATTCTATTTGTATGATGATGAGATTGTTGTATATGGAACAGATTCAGACATATTGCCTCTTCCTCAAAAAATAAATTCTATTCATAAACTGACATCTAATGACATTTTATTAGTAGACAATATTAATGATGTAAATGAATGGGGGTATACTCCACGAGTAACAGAAGGCGGGTTTGGAATAAGATTAGACAGAACAGATCTTTTAGATAATACAGTATATATAGCAAACGGACTTGTCCCTCCGACAGTTAATGATATCTTTTCAGGACAAGCATTCAAGAAAAACTATAGGTATGTTGTAAAAGGAAGGTTTGGCTGGGAATCAATTCCAGATGAGGTAGAGCAAGCAGCAATTCAAATAATGGGACACTATTTTTCTAAGGATAAGGCCTGGGCAGATAGGTACATTAAAAAAGTTTCGACATTTGATTGGGACTTTGAATACGGCGCAGAAGTCTTTTCAGGAACTGGTTGTGCATATGCAGATAAATTGTTATCAGATTATGTAGTAAATCAGATGGTGATTGTTTAATGTTTTCACCCACGGAAGCAGTTTTATCAATGACTGTAGATGTTTATAAACAGTTTGATGAACAGGATCCAGATACTGGCGTTATAAAAAAAACGTGGGGGTACTATAAAACTTTAAATTGTCATGCCAAAGGTGTGATAAGTAATTCAGCTACAACAAGAACAAGCGACAAGCAAGTATTTGATAATAGATATTATAATGATCAGATATTACAAATTCGTACATCAGAAAGACTAACACTAAGAGAAAAGCTTTCTAATATATGCGACTCTATGGGAAGCTGTTTGTGGACAGAAATAAATTATCCAAATAATACCCCAACTGTATTTGAAGTCATAGGCAGCACTCCAATTACAGATCCATTTGGCGGAGTTCTTGGATACAACACTTCAGTAAGAAGATCAGAGAACCAAAACATTGGCTTCTGAAATATTATTACTGCAGGCTGCCAGCGGATTATCTAGATTAATGCAGGGCGGGAAAGTAGATGGGGCTATAAAAGATAGCACTGTAGCACAAGTATCTGCAGCAATATTCTATCAATCTAATGTAATGGCAAAATTACTATCAAGCCCTTCTTTTAATAGAGCTTTTTCAAAAACTCTTTATACTCAAATAGAAAAAGATTTTGGGGCGTATATAGATGCAAAAGCAAGAACTTCCCCAAAGTCATATCACCATGTTTATGAATGGGGAAAAGTTGGAAGTAAAGAAGCTAGGCTATTTAAATTAAATAAAATTTCTGAAGGAATAATGTCCTTTAATATTAATTATGATTTTCTACCTTCACAATCATTAGTGCCAACTCAAAAGGGAAAACACAGACATGTGTTTGCCAATAAGGCTACAATAATGGAGCAAGGCAAGCCTGTGGTTATCAGCCCAAGATCAGCAGAAAGATTAGTTTTTGACGTAAATGGATATACTGTTTTTATGCCTAAAGGAGCTTCCGTTACTGTTACAAAGCCAGGTGGAGCAGCTACTAAAAATAGTTTTATCTCTTCTTACAAACACTTCTTCACTAGCAGCCTTGTAAGCAATTCAATAAAAGCTTCTGGGTTTCAAAACTTATTTAATTCATCTTTAACAAAGGCTATGCGACTACCTGTGAATATAAAACGGGTACAATATAAGTTCTCGCCTAATTCCGTTGCACAACAGGCGGAGGCAGCACTAAATACAGCATTCATGGGGGTATAAGATGGCAAACTACAAGTCAGATGCAATGTTTGAACTTAGAAAGTATCTATGGAGTAAGCTTGTAGCTACAGATATATTTGATCCAAATGAGTATTATAGTGATAATTTAAATGAAACTATTGTCCCAATTTTACCAGTACAGCAGGCCCCAGAAATGAATCAATTTTTGAGCGGGAAGAAACATATAGTTTATGACAAAATAGGTATGTCATATGAGAATAACTGGCTAATATGTTGTGAGCAGATATTATTTACACTGTATTCAACAGACATATTGGATATAGTAGAAATCAGAAACTTCCTTACTGATGAGTTTAGAAGGATGGATGATTCTGCTAGGGATATGAACAATTGGGACGGGTTATCAGACAAGTTCAAATTCCATAGCATATTTATTGCAGATATATCCCCAATAGCCCCATCTGAAGAATTGCAAGGTTTTATGGCGGCAGATGTAATATTAGAGGTTAAATATTCAAGAATCACAGATAATGTAGGAAGATTTGCCTAGTTTGCTTTAGGCGACTAGATCTTGTAGAATTAGACATAGAGGAAAGGGCCTAGCCAGCCACAATATATATATATTACATTTCATGAAATAGGAGGTCAAACTTCATGGCACAAAATCAGGGTAATGCTAAAAACATTCTTGTAGGTGCGTCACCACTATTCTTGTCCAACGTAGATATTACAGATACTAATTACGTCGAAAATGCTGAACCAGGTTCAGTAGATGCAGGCGCTTATGTATCTGGTACATCTTACACTACAACTCTTAATGGAATTGATAGTGGAGATTTCTATTATAGAAACGTTGGTTTTACAAACAATGGTCTTCAGATCACTTACAACCCAACTTATGATTCAGTAACCGTAGATCAGCTTCTTGATACAGCTAAACTGTTCAAGTCTGCGATGGAGGTTATGATTGCAACAGAAATGTCCGAAGGTACTCTAGAAAACGTTCTAGTTGTATTTGGACAGCAAAGTTCAACATTGGTATCAGCAGGTTCAGGACAGACTGCAACAGACACATTGGGTCTAGATGCAGGTGCTCTTGGCGAGGCTCCAACAGAGCGTCAGCTAATTGCAGTAGGTCAAGCGCCTACTTCAGAGGCAACAGCTACTGAGCGTATTTATTATGCTCGTCGTGTACTTTCAGTACAACAGTCTCAGTTCTCACTTGCACGTACCACTCCAACAACATTCCCAGTAACTTTCCGTCTTCTTCCAGATGTTAATAAACCAAACGAAGAATACGGCAAGATTATTGACCGTGTTTTGACAGTATAATAATTAATTTTAATTATTAAATAAAGCCCCCAGAAATGGGGGCTTTTCATTTGTATCCATATCATCATTATGTTATAATAATTTAGACTATCCATAAGGAGGATAAATTGGCTACAACAGTATACGATGTAGAAGAGATTGAATTACAGAATGGTGCAAAGGTAAAACTAAAGCCATTATCAATTAAGCAGTTACGTAAATTCATGACTGCAGTTCAAAAGACTCAAGAATCAACAGATGAGAATGCAACATTAAGCATTCTAATTGATGCATGTGCGGTTGCACTAGAAACACAGTTACCAGATTTGGTATCAGATAGAGATTTACTAGAAGAGGCGTTGGACGTCCCAACAATTAATAGAATCCTAGAAGTATGTGGGGGAATTAAGATGGACGACCCAAACCTAATAGCGGCAGCGGTTCTGGCTGGTCAGAATTAGATCTTGCCGCTTTAGAAGGAGAAGTATTTCTTTTAGGACATTGGAAGAATTACGAGCAGTTAGAAGAAAATTTATCAATGCCAGAGCTTATTCAGACATTGAAATCAATGCATGAAAAAGATCACAACCAGAGAAAATTTATGGCATCGTTAAAGGGTATATCCTTAGATGATGAAATAAGTAAAGCAGGTCCCACCTTCGATGATGTAAAAAGAAGGGCTCTTGGAATCAACGCATCAGCAGATGATGTTGTGAGTTTACAAGGATCGTTTGCAGCGCAAGCTGGATTCGGAATTGGAATGGGGCTAGGTTATACCAGGAGTAATTAATGGCTGACGATCAAATTGTAACGAGTATAGTCGCCAAAGCTGACTTATCAAGCCTTGTATCAGAAGTACATAGGGCTACTGCCAGTCTACAAAAATTACAACAAGATCTTCAGTCTGCTGGTAAAACAGTATCTTCACAAGTAAAGGTAATAAACAACTCTTTCGGAGAAACCCTAAGAAGCACGGGACAATTTGCAACACACTTTGTAACCTTGCACTCAGATGTAGAAAAGTTTGGTAAGGGGTTAGACTCTGGAAGATTAAAGCTAAGAGACTATTATCAGGCTTTTAATCAGCATGCAAAAACAAGCGGCGGACTAATAAGAGACCTTGCTAAACAGCAAGTAATGTTACAAAACGCTGTAATGCAGCCTATAGGCAGAAATGCTCAAGGATTAATGCAATACAATGTGCATATTCCAAGGGGCTTAGATTTAGTAAAAAATAAAACTAATTTAGCACGTATGGAATTGCAGATTATGAATCGTGCAATTAATGAGGGTGCTACAGCTCTTATTAACTGGGGTAAAAATACTCAGTGGGCTGGTCGTCAGTTAACTGTAGGATTAACCGTTCCAATATCAGCATTTGGTGCGGCAGCAGCAAAAGCATTTAGAGAAGCAGATCAAGAATTAACAAGATTAGCCAAGGTTTATGGAGATATAGGCGGAGCAACTGCTGATGAACTTACTAGGGTTAGACAAGATATAACAAGTTTATCAAAAGAGTTAGCAACGGGCCTTGGAGTAAATTTTAAAGATACTATATCTCTTGCAGCTGATATTGCTGCTACTGGAAAAACTGGAGCTGAGCTAATGGGCTCAGTAAGAGAAACTACAAGATTAGCCGTACTTGGTGAAGTTGACAGGCAAGAAGCTATGCGAGCAACTTTAGCTATTCAAACTGCATTTAAACAAAACACAGAAGAGTTAACTAATTCAATTAACTTTCTTAACGCTGTTGAAAACCAAACCTCTACAAGCTTAAATGATTTAGTAGAAGCAATTCCAAAGGCAGGACCAGTTGTTAAACAATTAGGTGGAGACATAAAAGATCTTGCATTATATATTACAGCGATGCGAGAAGGTGGAATCAATGCCTCAGAATCTGCTAACGCACTAAAGTCTGGTCTAGCTTCATTAATTAATCCAACAAAACAAACTGTTGGAGTTATGTCTGATTTTGGAATAGACATACTTGGAATGGTGCAAAAGAATGCTGGCAATACAACTTCATTATTATTAGATTTACAGTCTGCCCTAGATCAGCTTGACCCTCTAGCAAAAGCACAGGCAATAGAGCAGATGTTTGGCAAATTCCAGTTTGCAAGAATAAGTGCCTTACTTTCCAATTTAGGAAGAGAAGGCAGCCAAACTCAGCAGGTGCTACAACTTATGGGAGCATCTGTTGCAGATTTAGAACAAGTAGCTGGTCGAGAGTTGGCGGCAGTAACAGAATCAGCATCAGGTCAATATAGAAGAGCAATAGAAGGATTAAAAGCAGAACTATCAACACTTGGAGAAGACTTCTTAGGACTAGGCACTAAATTTATAAATGTAGTTACTAAGTTAATGAAGTTTTTAAATAATTTACCAGAGCCAGTAAAGAAATTAATTACTGCATTTGGCGGATTAACAGCAGTAGCTGGTCCGCTTATTATGTTAACTGGTGTTCTTGCAAACTTTGCAGGATATATATTAAAGGGTGCAACAAATCTAAAAGCTTTATTTAGCGGTTCAAAAGGCTGGAAGATGCTTACGCCAGAAATTGTGGCAGCAGATTATGCAGCAAGAAGCATTCAAGATACATTCTATAGTGATGCACAAGCTGCAAAAGTTTTGGAGCAGGCATTAAGAAACTTAGTAGATGAATTTAATGTTTTAAGTAATGCCGCTAATAGCGGAAAAATTTCTGTAAAGCCAGCTATAAGCACAATGTCTAGTAATTTAATTATGCCTGGAGCCGCTGGAAGAGAAGTAGATCCTTCGCATAGGCTTGCAGGAGATATTGACACTAGAGCATTTTCACATATTAATCCAAGAAAGAGCGGATATGCAGGAAACTTATTCGGCGTAGTTCCTGGAGCTATTCCAGTAAATAGAAAAATTGGCGCTAGCCCACAAATATATATGACAGAAAGACTTCCCAATATAGAAGGATTAACTTCTGTTGGTGGAGTTTCTACTGGAATTGTTGCACAGGAAGCTGCAAAATTCCATGCTTTAATGGCTACTCTTGGAATGCAGACAGAAGCAGAAGTTGCAGAGTTAAAGAAAGTTATTGCTTTAGGCGGAACAATAAGTTCAGATCTATTAAATACATATGATGACCTATTACCAATAACTGCTAAATTTGCAAATAAAGCGGCTGCAGAATCAGCTTTAATCGTTGCAGAGTTACGTGCAGCAAAGATTACTGTAGATGAGGCAAAGCTTAGAATAATGACCTTAAACTCTCAGATAGAAGCTGAGATGAGTGCAGAAGTAGCAGCATTTGCAGGCTCAAGAGGAAGAACAATTGATTTTACAAAAGCACCTTTAATGAATCAGCCAGTTACAGATGCGATGGGCCATTACACACTAAGAGATTTATTTAAGCGTGAATCTAATAAGCAAGTAATGGAAGAGTTTGGAAGACTCCGTGGAATAAAAACATTTGGAGCTCCTTACAGCATGGAAGTCACAAGGCTTCCTAAACTTAATAAGGGTGGATATGCATCACCAAATATAGTTCCTGGTCCAAATATTAATGCTGATGTTGTTCCAGCAATGCTTACACCTGGAGAATTTGTTGTAAATAGAAATGCTACTAAAAGAAATCTTCCATTGCTTATGGCAATCAACAATGGAAGCCTCGGCGGTCAAGTGTCTAGCAATCAGCTAGGATATGGAAATCCAGCTTCGCAAAATATGTTTAGGTCCTCAGTCTCTGATGTAGATATGCTTTATAGTTATATAGATAATCTAATGGATGAAGGATATGACAATAGGTTTAGATCAAGCGCAGTGTTAAATGATGCCATGGCCTTGATGCAAGCAAAAGTAACTAATAATCCAGAGCGAGCTATATCTTTGGCTCAGGGGTATTTTGATCAAGCAATGGAATTGGTTAATCAGGAAGGTGTATCTTATAGAGATGCTAGAGATGCGATATTAAGAGAAAATCCAAGGCTAGTATCTTTAAGAAGAGCAAGACAGGGAGTTCTTCCAGATAACATAAGAAGACAAATCGGAGACTTGATGCGTAGTGGCAATTACTCACTTGGCCGAAATGCAGAGTTCTTACAAAGAGGACATCTTGACCCTATCGGTACTTTAAGAAATACAAGTGTTGGTTATTTTGGACAGGCCGTAGCAGACCCATATAATCAATTTACACGCAATCTTAGTACAAGGCTTCCAGAAATTGAAGACAGGATTCCAGACAATTCTGCTGCAGCAAGAGCCAGAGCTTCAGCAATAATAAATACATTAGGTTTTAATGACTATGATGACTTCCTAATGAAAAGATCGCAAGTTGAAAATATAGTGGCATCTGGAAGAGTTCCAAGGGGAATGCCAGTTCCACTAGGTTTGTTTAGATTTTTAAGACCAGTAAATAGAAACATGGGCGGAATAATTCCTGGATATAACAGAGGTGGGGGAGTTGCTAAATCTGGAAGATTATTTTATGGAGATAATACTCCAGCATATTTGAGTCCAGCTTGGATGGCAGCACGTTCTGCATCAGGAGATAATTCTATTACATCACGTGGACCAGGAGTATTTAGCGCTTTTAGAGAAGGATTTACAAATCAAAGACCTTTAATTGGCACTAAGTCTGGACCATCTGATCCATATATGAAAATGAATGCTATAACTATGGGCGGAAGCATGCTAGGTATGGGAGCAATGAGCATGGGTCAAAGCGGACTGGGAATGGGAATTATGGCCATTTCTGGATTCCTACCAATGATGCTTCCTAAGTTAACACAACTAAAAACAAGTTTAATGGCTGCAACTCAAGGAACTAGAGGTTTAACTGCAGGATTTAAACTTCTTGGAGCAGCAAGCAGAATAGCATGGCCTATAGCAGCAATAGCAGCAGTAGGATTTGCAATTAAAAAAGTAGTAGATATAGTTAAAGAAAACCAAAGAGAGCAAACTCTTTTAAATGGAATGACAGAAGAGGGTGCTAAACAAGCTGGAATTAAATATAATAATTTAGCTGCTTCTATTAAAGCAGTTAATGAGCAGTTGGCGGCACAAAGAGCTTTAGGAAGAGCTAACTTTAATGCTATGGCACCAGGTAATATTCCTGGAATATCTATGACTATTAAGGATATGAAAGAGGCTAAAAAGTTTGCTAAGGAAAATCTAACAGAATTTGTTAGCACATTTAATACAGTATCTAAAGATCAAGTCGTTCCACTTGCACAAAATATTAAAGCACAATTTATTGCGGGAGGCATGAGTGCTGAAGAAGCAACTAAGAAGATCTATGGAATTGTTGCTGCTTCTGAAAAAGCTAATCAAGTAGTAAATGTTTTAGGTTCCGCAGGGTTCACATTAATTTATGATAAGGCCTCAGCTGCAGACTTTATGGTTAAAAACTTATTAAAGAATTTAACAGAATATACAAGAAGTAAAGATTTAGGAAATGCATTCAGCAACACCCTTGGAGTTATTGACGGAATTAGAAAAGGCCTAGAAGGCAGCAAGGACGAGGCTGGAAATATAATAACAGAAACAGAAGCACTGAAGCAAACATTAGAACAAATAGAAAATATAAATGGGTCTGATAAGCAGATAGGATTTGCTAAGCTTCAACAGCTTAAAGATTCACAGCCAGAGCTAGCTGCTATTTTAAACTCAACTGATACTATCGCTAGTGCTTATGCTAAATGGCAGGTTGCTATATCTGGAGCTAGAGTTAATATTCAAAAGATGACTGCAGAGCAGGCTATTATGTTGGCTAAGTTTGATGCAGCCATGACAACTGCAATGTCAAATATGTCTGAGGCGGCGGGCAAGGGAACAACATTTGGAGCGGTGGGAAGCAAGATAAAGGAATTAGATAAGATTGCAAAATCTACTTCTGCTGCTGCACAAAAAGCTTCTCAAAAAACACAAGAGCAGTATAAGAAAGAATTAGAGTTATTAGATGAAAAGATAAAGAAGATTAATGAAGAGGCAGACGCTAAGAGAAAAGCACTTCAAAGATCGGAAGATAAAGAAAGCTATCAATTAGAACTCCAAAAACTGCAGCTTGAATATCAAGACTCTTTAGCTAGAGGAGATATGGCGGCAGCTGCTAGGTCTCAGTTATCTATTCAGCAACTACAAAAAGAAAAACAAACTACTGATGCAATAAATGCCATAGAGGATCAAAGAGAAAGAAGGCTTAAGAAGGCTCAGGAAGAAAAAGAAAGAATTCAAAAGGCTATGGATGCTAAGCAAACTAGCTTCCAAAACCAACAATCTAACGCACAAGAGGCTGCAAAAGTTCGTGATGAATTAATGAAGCAGCAGGCAGAATATGAGAAGTTAGTCAAAGAAGTTGCTAATGCACAGGCAATGCCAGCCAATACATTAAAAGAAAATACTAGAAGAACTAATGCAATAGAAAGAGCTGTTGGCAACTTAGGAAACTTTACAAATATAGTTAGAGGGCTATCTACTAGTGGAAGTGCAATGCAACAAAAAGCATTTGCAGAGGCATTTGCTGATATATTAAAATCTCCTGCTGCAGTAAGAGGAACTTCTGGATCTGTCATAAATGGAAAATATGTGGCTGGTCCAAACATGCCAGACTTAGGATTTGCTGCAAAAGATGTTAAGGCGGCAGAAAGAGAAGCCTTATTGATAACTGGTGGCAAGAAGTTATCTGATCTATATGATGCAATATCAAAACAAAATAATCCAGATAAAGGAAATATTTATGGTAAAAATAATCCATATGTATTACGAGGAAAATATGAAACTAAAGAGGATGGAACACTAACAGATGCTGCTCGTGGACAAATTGTAGATAGGCTTAAATTAGGTAAAAATGATTTCTTTAAGTATGGAGATCAGTTATATCGTGTAACTGGATCCAATATGAATACCGCAAGAGCATATTTACAAAAAGCTTCAGGTGGATTTATATCTGGACCAGGAACATCTACATCAGATTCAATTCCAGCAATGCTGTCTAATGGAGAATATGTTATAAATGCTGCATCCGTTAGAGCACTAGGCACACCATTATTAGATAGAATTAATGGAATGGCAATGGGCGGGATGGTAAGATATGATATTCCTAAATACAGTACTGGCGGAAGAATAATGTATAATCAGGGAGGCCCAGCTTCTTCTTCAAATGCATTATATAATATCAATGTTACACTTAATGGATCAAACATGAATGCTGACGATGTTGCTAAGGCTATAAGCAGAGAGATGAGAATTAGAGAAGCGGCAGCTGGAATAGGTAGGAGATATTAATGTCATTTGAAAATTTACCAAAGGGCTCAGTCTTATACATAGAGGCTACAGATCCTTTAGCTATGGATCCAGCTAATAATCAATTTACATATGGTGGCTCTACATTTACTGCACCAGGTCAAAAATATAGTGCAGCTGCTGCCTCAAGAAATTTCCTAGCTGTTGGAGATAAATTAAATACAAAATTTAGAAGAGTTTCAGAGCATAACAGGTCAGAGTTTAATATGGGTACCATTAGGATTGAGCAGCAACAAAGAATGGCTAATGGGTCATTAAGGAAGTATTTTGTAGCTGACAAAAAGACATTTAACGTATCCTGGTCAATGCTTCCATCATTTAGAAATGAGGCGGTAGATG